GCCGTATACATGGAGACGTGTAAGTACGGTTCGGGGGCAGGTAAGCGAAAACCTACCGCTGTAAAGCGGAAAGGCGTTGTTTGCCGAGCCTACAAATCGTTGACAGCAAGAAAGTTGAAGCGGTGAATCTGGTTGATAACGTATTTGGCTGACATCCTGCGTTGTACTCCATTACCACCGTTTTCAGCCTTATTTGAATAATTGCCGAATTTTGACCTTTCCGGCCAGATTTCAATCCGAAGAGGTCAAAACTCGGCATATCTGTTTATCAGATACATAAACCTGAACTTATCTTCTTGATTTGGATAGATAATTTCAGATTTATGGACGCAGTTCATAAACCTCACAAAACCTTATATCTGAATTTACAGCGTAATATTTCATAGATAATATCAAATAAGTGGTTCTAAAATTTGCTTGGGCAATTCCAAATGCGTAATTTTGCATCAAAACATGAAAGTATGGATAAACTTATTGGCCGCGACAAAGAACACGCGGAACTGGAAAGATGCCTGAACTCGGACAGATCGGAGCTGGTCATAGTCTACGGCAGGCGGCGTATCGGAAAGACATTCCTGATTGAAGAATTTTTCGACCGGGAGTTTGATTTCAAATATGTCGGTGCGCATGGAATGACCACCCGCAGACAGTTGAACAACTTCCTGAATGTGCTCAACAGTTATTCGGGAAAAAAGTTCTCCCATTTAAGCAACTGGGATGAAGCCTTTTATGCCCTTGAAGAATACCTGTCGTCCCTGCCCGCTGACCGTAAACGGATTGTGTTCATAGATGAAATGCCTTGGATGGATTCGGGAAAATCCATATTCGTGTCGGCCCTTGAAAACTTCTGGAACGGCTGGGCCATGTCACAGCGGAACATCATGCTTATCGCCACGGGGTCCGCGACCTCATGGATGAAAGACAAGATTGTCGCCAACAAGGGAGGCCTCCATGCCAGAGTGACGTGTAACCTGCATCTGTCCCCGTTCACCCTGAATGAGACGGAGCGGTATCTCGCTACCAGAGGCATCGAATGGGATCGTTACCAGCTTACCCAGACATACATGGTGCTTGGCGGTGTTCCGTTTTATTACAGCCTTCTTGACCCCGCGTTGAGCCTTTCCCAGAATATAGACCGGCTGTTTTTCAATGAAGGCGCACTTTTGAAACTGGAGTTCGAGGAGCTATACAACGCCCTTTTCGACAATGCCGACCTGTACACGTCAATCGTACAACTACTCAGCGAACACGAATCGGGAATGACAAGCAAGGACATATTCCAGTCACTATCATCGAAGAGCAGCAACATAACCAAGGCGATAAAAAACCTTGAAAGGTCCGATATGATAGAGAAATGGCTTCAGTACGGCAACAAACGTCGCGGAGCCGTTTACAGGCTTACGGATTTCTTTTCGCTGTTCTATTTCAAGTTCCTTGCCGACAACCTCTCACACGATGATGAATGGTGGAGCAATCATCTTGATTCCGGAAATGTATTCGACTGGATGGGTAGCAGTTTCGAGCTTGTCTGCATGAGACATCATAAACAGATCAAGTCGGCTTTGGGAATAAGGGGCATGGCTACATCCTTGTCCACATGGCAGGTCAAGCCCAATAAGGAGGAAGGAATGCCCGGCGGACAAATAGACATGATAATAGAGCGGGCTGACCGGATCATACACCTGTGCGAGATGAAATTCTGCATGGACACATACCGTATCAAGCCCGAATACGAACGCCGGTTGCGTGACCGTTCCGGTTTGTTCAGGGAACTTACCAAGACCAACAAGACACTGGTTCATACCTTTATCACGACGTATGGTGTGGCCAATGGCAAGAACAGAAGCATCGTCCACAGCGAGGTGACGATGGACGACCTTTTCAATTCCTGACGATTATGATGATACGGCAAATAACACAACGGTTGCACGAAGTGAACACGCTTCTTGCAACTTACGGACAAGGCGTCTTGTCTTTTGAACAGGCCTTGCCGCCGTCCCTGTTCTATCAGGATTTCAACGACACGAACCTTCTTGTCAAGGAGGCAGCCTGTCTGGTAAAGGAGAACCCCGGACAACTTCTGGACTTTTCTTCTTCCCTTCTTTCGGAAACGAACAAATACCTTTCACTCGACAGGACACCGTTGCAGACAGTGAACTTTGAAGCCCTTTTCGAGGAATATCTAAGCCCCTTTGAACACCGGTACGAGGAAGCGAAAACAGCCGCCACAGAACTTTGGCGCGAGTATTCGGCAATGAGTAACCGGTTGGATTTCCTGCCTCTGGATTCGGAAGAATACAGGTCGCTCGACACGGAGTGCGGAGTAGCAAAGGCAAAATATGACCAAGCTCATGCACACGCAAACCTATCATATAAGGAATGGCAGCAGGAGCGTGACCGGAATTTCTGTGTCTGGTGCTTCAAACCGGTATTCCTCGACGTGCTGGTGGAGCGTCTGCAAGGAATCGCCGGAAGCATCATCTCCGACATCAGACGCGTGAAGGAGGGCAACCCATGAACCGTGCAGGCCTGCTGCAAGAGACCACCGCATGGATGGATACCGTTGACCTCGCCCTGTGCCTGTTCATTTACGAGGTGTGCAACGACTACCAGTTCGAGTATCTGTCGGGCAGCGACTTCGTGAACTTCCTGAACCTGAAACCCACCGAACGGGAGGTCATCGTGCGCCCGAAAGAGAACCTTCGCATCTGTTACATGGTGTTTTCCATCGCCCGTACCATCAGGCCGCGAGAGCGCGGGAAACTCTGGTCGGAAGAGTTCCTGAAACGCTGCGGCATATCCAAATCCTACTACGACAAGCACCGCAGCGATGTTTGCAACAATGCTGCCACCAAAGAGAATCAAGATTTCCGCAAATCCATCGACAAGGCCGTTGAAAACGCAAGACGGCTGAAAGGTACCCCATAACCGCCCGTCGTTTCCCCATTCAGCCCGGTATCTTCCCATTATAGCTATGCGCTATACCGTTCATACACAACGGTATGGCGCATTTTCTTTTCATGCACTTTCCCCATTCGTCCCCCATTGGCCCACCTTGGAGCAAACTTAACTTTGCATCGGAAACAGAAGAAAGGAAAAGTCTGAAAAAACAGCAGATTCCGATTCTACGAAAGTACAAGTAACAATAAAAATGAACGTATATGGAAAGTGAACGTAATTTGATGACCACCACGGAAGCAGCCCGTTACCTCGGACTGAAGCCAAGCTATCTCTACAAGATGATGATGCGCCGCGCAATCCCTTACTACAAGCCGGGCGGCAAGCTGTGCTTCTTCGCCAAGGAAGACCTCGACGCATGGCTGAAACGGGTACGGGTGAAATCGCAGGTCGAGATCGACAGCGAGGCATCCCACTATCTGGTAACACATGAGAAAAACAAATGATTCATCAACCTTTTTTAGAACAATGCAGTTATGGACAATTCAAAGAACATGGAACCGGGTATCAGGAATGCCACGGTTCAGGAATCCCCGAACAAGGAACAGAGAAAGAAAGAGAGCAGACCCGTAATCAGCGCGAAGGTACAGACCATTCTGGACTTTCTTCGCGGCTGTTCCCCCTACGAGGCCGATTCCATACGGGTAATGGTCGGTTACGGGACGGGCAACGGCGATACCGCAACGATTGAGGCGACGGACATGTTGGCTGTCAACCGCTTTCTCAATCACGGGCTTGCCAAAGAAAACGGAACAAGTAACGAGGCCGTGATGAAACACCGTCAGGAACGTGCGCAAAAACTGTTGGAAGCCGTCAAGGATTTCGTTGACATCGGCCAGCTCTGCCGCGTCAGCATCGTGCTGATGAAAATCTCTTCCGACTTCAAGGCGGTGGAGGACGCACGGGGACACCTGCAATCCCAACCCGCCGCCAACGTGAACCGGAACTGATGTCAAAACCGGAACGGGGTATCGGACGGACAAGGAAACTCCCGCACGCACTATCTCATTGAAACTGTTGTAGGTTTTCCGATACTCCATTCCCTTATTTTTTATTGAATTATGCAAGAAAACAAGAGGAACAAGGAAACATCCCTTTTCAAAAAGCCGCAGGGCTTCCGTACAGTCCGCATCCACTTTACCGCAGAGGCAATCGAATGGCTCGGAGGGACAACGAAAGATGACGACGGCAATACAATCGGCAACCATACTCTTTTTTATGACCTGCTCTCACGGATGCGACTGTCCCCCGGCAGGGGCGATTCATTCCGCAGGCCGCAGGAATTGCAGCCCGGACAGTTCCAGTTCTCGGAAACCAGACTCGCGGAGGAATGGAACATAGGGAGAAAAAGAATCCGCAATCTCCTTGCAACGATGGAAAAGCTGGGCATGATAGCGGTGGACGCTTCCAAAACCGCTTCCGTCGCTTCCATGACCTGTGTCGAGGAATGGACGGACTTTCGAACTTCCACGTCGTAAACCTTTGCAATCCCGCCCTGAATGGTATTCGAACGGCATCTGAACGGCCTTTGAATGGCATTTTATCCGGCAGCGGAGGCACGCCGCAGGAGAGGTGAAAACGTCTTTCAGTTTCGAGATATGCCAAGGTATCACCTCCCTTCGGTCAGTCATCCCTTGGCGCTCTCGCGGCTCACTGGCAGTTCGCCGGTGGCGGCGCTCGCAGGCTCGCACCGCTTAACCCTTATAAAACAACAGTTATGACAGAAGACAATAAGCAAGACACATCATTTCCGTCCGGCGGCAGCCGCACCGAATACATCGGAGCCAAAGTCACCGTGGAACAGAAACAGTACATCCGCCGCCTTGCCGCCGAGTGCGGCATGACCGTCAGCAGCTACGTGCTGGCAAGAGCTTTCAACTACAGGCCGAAAGCGAGGCTGACGGCAAGGCAGGAGGCGGTCATGGAGACCCTTATAGGATGCCGCAGCGACCTCGTGAACTACACGTCCGCGCTCCGTGGCATGAACCCCGAAAAGCGCAGACAGATGTTTAACAGTTACCCTTTCATGCTCGAATGGCTCAAGGAACTCGGCAGGCTGGCCGAGCGTGTCACGGACGTGCTCGACAAGGTACGGTTTTCCAACCGCCTGCCCGACGGGACAAGGAACGGTGAAGACAGGGAGGACGAGCCATGATAGGGAAAGCGAAATCCATCTCCCACGGGATAAATGACATCAGGTACATCACGGGAGAATCGAGGAACAAGAAACATCCCGAACGCATCTTCCACGTGGGGGACAATCTGCTGCCGCCCGGTCTGGATGCCACGGGTATATGGGATTCTATGCGGCTGACGCTGGAGAAGTCCAAACGGGTCAAAAATTCCGTCATCCGCATCGAGGTCAGCCCTGCGCCGGAACACACCAAAGACTTTACCATCGACGACTGGCAAAGGTTGTGGGACGACTTCACGGATGAGTTCGACAACATCGAACTGCTTGACAAGAACGGCAAGACCTATTCCCCGAAAACCGCCCTCAAAGGCAGCAAGGGCACGGTGTGGCTGCATCTGGAATCCAAGAGCGGCATTCCCCACCTTCACGGTGCGTTCTGCCGTATCGACGAACGGGGGAATATCAACAACGACCATGACATACACCTGCGGGCACAGCGGGCAGCCGAGCGTGTGGCCCTGAAACGGGGCTGGACGACTGCCGCCGAAGTACGTGAGACGAACATCGGGCAGGTGAACCGGGACTGCATGGAAACCCTGCAATCCATGGAAAGCTGGTCATGGGACGAGTACGTGGCCAGACTCCGGAGCAAGGGATATGAGTTTTGGGAGCTGCGCGACAACAAGAAGATATTGCGCGGTTACGTGCTGAAGAAAGGCAACGCCAGATACAAGGCTTCCGAACTCGGCAGGGGGCGCAACCTCATGGCGACCAAACTTGAAAGCACGTGGAAAAAGCTGCACGCGGCTCCCAAGACAAGGACTGTTTCGACACAGCCCGCCGCAGGGAAATCTATACCGACTACACCCCGGACGATTCCGGTTCACGCACAAGGAACGACACCGGTTCCGCAATACACCGGCTATCGTCCCGGTACCAGCCCGTACCATATCGACATCGACGGGGAAAGCCGCCGGTTCTTCATTCCCGATGAAGCGTTGGACGTATTCAATGACGAGTTCGACTACCGGGAGACAGCCAACAGCCGTGACCTCACGGACATGGCTGCGGCACTTTTCGTCGGGATGCTCGATACTCCGGCGGTTCCTTCGGGAGGTGGTGGCGGCAGTTCCAACGACCTGCCTTGGGGAAGACGCGAGGACGAGGACGAACGGGAATGGGCACGCCGGTGCGCCCGTGAAGCGGCAAGGGTAATCGGAAAGAAACCGAAGACAGGACGAAAAAGATAACAGCCTATGAATAAAAAATTCGATTTCTCGGAAATAGACGGGGCACTTCCGACTGCCGAAAAAATGCAGGAGCAAGACCGCATAATCGATGCGCTGAAAAACAATTATGAAGCTGTCCGCATTCTTAGTGCCAACGTGGAAAAGCTCGAAAACAGACTTTCGGAAGCCCTGCCCAAAATGGACGGGGCTGTTTCTTCCCTGCGTGGGGCAAGCACGGTCACACTCGGCGAGGAAGCGAGAAAGACGCTTGAACAGGAGGGAGAGAAAATCTGCCGGAAGATGGCCGACAGGATGGAACGGGAATGCGCAAGGCTAGCCGGACGCCTCTCGGCGAATGACCGTGTGCTTATCTCCGCAACCGCTTTCTGGTGTATGGTAGAGGCAATCATCTCCCTCGCGGCGGCTTTCGTTTGTACCTGCGCCGCGAACGCTCGTCTTATACATAGCATATTGCTGTGGGAAGTACTCGGCTGTACCGCTGCTTTTCTCGTTGTCTGTGTCACGTTGACCATTTTTATATGCCGCAAGTTAAGACGAGAATGAAACATTACCAATTAAATAAATATAAGTATGACAACAGTAAAGGTGAAATTCCGCCCGTCAACAGTCGAAGGCCGTCCGGGCACTATCGTTTATTTTGTAACTCACCGCCGTGTCGTCAGGCAAATCACAACCGGTTATAAGGTGTTCTCTCATGAATGGGATGATAAACAGTCAAGACCTGTTTCGGCACCGGCTGGCGAACGGATAACCGTTATTCAGACAATAATCCGAAAACTGGAGGAGAATTTGGAAAAGCTGAACAGGATTATTGAAAGATTCGATCTGCTACGACGAGGTTATTCATCTGAAGATATAATTATGGAGTTCCGGTGCACCGAAAAAGAAAATACCCTTTTTATATTCATGGAGAATCTCATCGAGCGACTCTGCCAATTAAATCACATCGGTACGGCCAAGAACTACCATACCGCACTCGGCAGCTTCAAATGATTCCGGGATAACAAGGACGTTCCGTTGGCAGTAATAGACCAGATGATAATGGAAGATTATCAGGTATACCTGAAATATACATTGACTGTTATAGTAAATAACTAAATATTTTTAGAGCATTGCGTATCAGTAATATATTAAATGTGATGATTTCTAGGTCTTAATAAAGAAGCAATAGTTATTTATGAGATATAAAGAACTTATCATTTTACAAAAAATAGGAAGGTAAAAATACATATAATACCCCTTTGTAGGTAATATTTCCTTATCATAAATGATTATGTATAACAATCTAATATAAATTAATATCAACTGACTACTAATACGATAGCTACACACAATAAATAGAAATATATAATTTAAGTAATATTATATGCATACAACAATTTATTAAAAATACCTAATAATTGGTATTGATGGATTTAGCTAAACAAACGAACTTTGCGGGCAAAAAATAAAGCAAGATGGAAAACCTATATGAATTGTTGGAAGAAGCAGCACATAAAGTGCCGACAAAAGGAATTGTTATTGTAAATAATAGTCAATGTGATCTTTTTCTAACTTATTCAGAGTTACGAGAAAAATCTAGAAAAATAGCTTTTATTTTAAAATCTTACTATCAAGTAAAGCCTGTCAGTAAGATAATAATCTCTGTTGAAAAATCCGAAAATTTTATATTATTATTTTGGGGATGTGTTATGGCAGGTTGTATACCCGTTTTAATGCCTTCTGTACAATTCAGTAATAAGAACTCTATTGCTTTTGAACGCCTAAAGAATGCAATTGATATATTAGGTGTAGTTACACTTATAACAAATGATATTAATCTATTTGAATATTATAAATCTTCATTTCATAAAGCTGTGTGTGTTGAAGATATTATGAAACAATTGGATTTGTTGCAAGATTATTCTTTACACATACCTAAAAGAGATAGTAAAGATTTATGTGTTATTCAGTTTTCATCAGGAAGTACAGGGGCACCCAAAGGAGTCATGCTTAGTTTTAACAATATTTTAACTAATTTGAAAATAAAAACTCTTGCGGATGAAATTACAACTGAAGATACTTTGATTCACTGGATGCCATATTTTCATGATTATGGTCTATTTGGAAATCATTTGGTTTGTTTGTATAACCAAATTACAGAAATAAAAATAGAGCCTTTTTCCTTTTTAAGAGATCCTTTGATTTTTCTAAAGAAAATTTCCGAATATCAAGTAAGTATTTGTGGCGGTACGACACCTTCAGGATTGGATTTGTTAATTCAAAAGTTAGAACAATCTAATGACATAAAAGAATTGGATTTATCTCAAGTGAAGACTCTTTCAATTGGAGCAGAAATGGTTCCATCTAATTTATACGTCCGATTATCCCCCCTTTTTCAACTTGGGTTTAATCGAAATGCATTCCGCCCTTCATATGGAATGGCTGAAACAACATTGATTGTTTCTTCCTGTTTACCGGGTTATGGAAATAAAAATATAAGAATAAATAGAGAGGCGTTCTATGAAGGGATTATCAAATTAGTCGATAAACAACAAGATTTTTGTGAATTTGTTAGTGCAGGTAGAATATTACCAGGCTTACAAGTACGCATTGTTAAAGACGGTATTCCTCAAAATAATTTAAATTTAGGAGAGATTCAAGTAAAAGGCGCTTGTGTCATGTCTGGTTATTATAATGACATACAATCAACAGATGAAGTATTAAAAGACGGTTGGTTAAGTACAGGAGATTTGGGCTTTTTTGATTATAACAATATTCTTTATATAGTAGGTCGAAAAAAGGAAACAATTATAGTAAATGGACAAAACTTTCATCCTTTTGATTTAGAAAATTGTGTCTTAGAGAAATTTGGTCTTTCAATTGAAAAAACTGTATTTACATCTTTTTATTCTTCTACAGAAAATCGTGAAATTGTACTTCATTTCTTTGTGTTATCAAGAAAAATGTCGGAAGAACAAATAAGACAATTAATAAATGAATGTAACGCATTTCTAGCAGACAAAGTTGGATTTGCTCCAGAATACTCTATAAAGATAAAAAAAGGAGAAATACTCAGAACTTCTAGCTCTAAAATAAAACGTCGATCTATGGCAAAGTATTTTGAGCAAGGACAGTATAATAAATCAATTGTAAAACTAAACAAAGAATCTCATAATATGGATTATTTATTGGTTCTCAAAAAAATATGGTCAGAAGTTTTAAAAACAAACCTCATTCATATAGAAGATAACTTCTTTTCTTTAGGAGGAGACTCAATACGCAGTATGATGGCTGTTTCTAAACTTGAAGAACTGTTAAATATTAAATTAGAAAATAGTTTCTTCTATAAATATCCGACCTTAGTCTCTCAAAAACATTATCTTGAACAATATTTATTAAAAGAACTTCAATCTCCTTTAAATGAATATGAACTGTTAGTTCGAGAGTTTATCAGCGAAGAAATAGGAATTCCCTCTTTAGAAATACAATATACAGAAAATATTATAACTAAAGTGACTTCTTTTGCCGCTGTATATCAAATGATGAAGCGCTTAACTGAAGTTTTTGATAAAATAACATTAGATGATATAAAAGATAAAACTTGTATACGAGATATAGCACAAACCATTAAGGAACGCTATGTAACTCCAGAGGGGTATTCTTTTCCGTTAATGGATTTCCAAGAAACATTATTCTATCACAGTAAAAGTTTTATCCGTAATGAACCGACAGGATTAAGTTGTTATATCATTTGTCGGACACAATTGAAAGGTTTTTTTGATCCAGCATGTTGGGACAAGACGTTAAATCACATTATTAACTGTCATCCATTGTTACATTCTATTCTTTCCGAAGAGTCGGATAAACCTGAGATGATAACTCTTCCTGAATATCCGACATTTAAAAGTTCTTATGAAGATATAACTTCAATGAACAAAGAACAACAGGAAACATTCTTTTTACAAAAGGACGAAAAAGATCATGATCACAGATTTGACCTTAAAGAGTATCCTTTATTCTATTGTAATATTTATAAAACAGGGGAAGATGAACATGAATTAATTATACATATTGATCACCAGATAATTGATGGTTTCAGCTTTTTTCAATTCCTTCAAGAATTAACATCAACTTATGATCAGTTTATCGCTGGTAAAGAAATAACTGTTGAACAAGAAAAAGGTCTAACTTTTTCTGACTATGTTTTTGTGGAGAGATTCAGAAGGCAAACAAAGCGATATCAGAATGCAATGGATTTTGCCCTAAAGGTGTTTAAAGATTTACCAGAGAAAATATCTATTCCCACGAAATGTCAGCCATCTTTAATAAATAAAGTCCATTTTAATACCTTACATACGGAATTGGATTCTTTATTGATGAATAAAGTTCTTGAAATCAGTTCTCATACTTCTGGTATATGCCTTAATTCCTTACTTATGGCATGCTATTTTAAACTGATGAATTTGTGGTCTGGACAAAATGATCTCATTATCAACATGCCTGTATTTAACAGGGAACAGCATTTACCTAATGCAAAAAATATAATAGGTAGTTTTCTTGATATTTTCCCTGTCCGTATCCAAACATCTCCACAAGAACCGATTGTTTCTATTGCACGTAAGATAGAACAATTTGTACGAACCATGCTTGAGTATCCAATATCTTCAATAGAATTGTCCAGAAAAATCGCAGAACAGGAAGGCTTAAAACAAAGCTCTTTGAGTGCAATTATTTTTAGTAATTCTATCAATATGCTTCCCAAAGGTATCAGTCATTCATCTAGATATTTGACAATTGGTGCGCCTAAAGTACAGACAGGTGCACCTGGTACTTATATAGACCTTGTTATGTATACATGGGAAAATAAATGGTGTTTTGATTGGAATTATGTTCGTGAGCTATTTGATGCGGAATACATACAACTACTTTCTGAACAATTCACGTCTATGCTTAACCAATTGGTAGATGATACAAACACTAAGGGATACGAAGAGCGTTCATGTTCAAATATACTCCCTCTCTTCTATATAAAATTATTGGAGCAAACAAATAAAACAGAACATGCTTATCCTCTTAAAACAATATATGAACAGATCAGTAATACTGTAGATTTGTATCCTAATAGAGAGGCGATCTCTTATCAAGGAGTTTCTTTAACTTATACAGAGTTTTGGAAAAAAGCTAATCAGATGGCGCATTTCTTACGTTCTCTTGGAGTGGTACGAAATTCTAAGGTTGCTTTATTACTGAACAGAACGCTTGATTTGCCTATAGTACAACTTGGAATTCTTTTAGCAGGTGGGGCGTATGTGCCAATTGACCCTTCTTATCCTTCGGATAGAATACAGTATATGATAAATGACTGTGGAGCAGAAGTTCTTGTAACTCAAGGAATACATGTAGACAATATTAATAGTTCATATACCCCCAACATTAAACATTGTGTGTTACTTGATGATGATTCTATTCCTTTACCTGATACATATCGTCGATACACCGTAAATGATATAAATAGTCAATCTATGGATAATATAGTACCTTGTAATACTCCTGATGATTTGATTTATATGATTTATACTTCTGGTTCAACAGGACAACCTAAAGGTACAATGCTTAGGCATAGAAATGTATCCAATTTTTTGAATTATGAGAAAGAAGCGTTTAATGTAAACTGTAATAACAGGTTTGCTTTAATAACATCGTATTCCTTTGATATGACTGTTACTTCTAATTGGCTACCTTTCATTGCCGGAGCTTCTTTACACATTCTTTCCGATAATGCAACTAAAGATATAGAGAAACTTCTGTATTTTATAGATGAAGAAAAAATCAATTTTTTGAATGTAACTCCCTCTCATTTTTCAATGTTGGTAAATATGTTGGGATTTTTGGAGAGACCTGTAAACCTATCACCCAATATGACTATTATGCTGGGTGCTGAAATTATCAATGTTTCGGATATAAACAGGTGGTTAGAAAATTATCCTTTGCACAAATTTATTAATGAATACGGCCCTACAGAAACAACGGTGGCTTCCACTTTTTATCCTATCCCGATTGAAGAAGACGGCAAATGTCATTTAAATATAGTTCCAATAGGGAAACCGATTTATAATACACAAGTATATGTATTAAATGATAATTTAGAATATACACTACCAGAAGTTCCTGGTATCCTTTATATTGGAGGCGAGGGAGTGTCATGTGGTTATTTGAATAAAGAAGAGAAAACGAAATCTGTATTTATCAATAATCCTATTACTCATGAAGGAATTGTATATAATACAGGAGACGTTGTAAAGATGACTGTAACTGGCGATATTGTATTTGTAGGACGTAAAGATTTTCAAGTAAATGTCAGAGGGTATAGAATTGAATTAGGAGAAATAGAGAATGCTTTATTAAAAGTATCAGGTATTACAGAGGCTTGTGCAGAGATTCAATATGATGTAAACAAACAGCCTGTAGTTGTAGCTTTTTATGTTACAGCAAATAATTGTGATTTAGAATACAAGGATATAATGTCTGTTCTGCAAATGAAGATACCTCACTATATGTTACCTTCCGCAATGGCTAGAATAGAGCAGATTCCAATTTCTGCCAATGGAAAAACAGACAAGAAGCAATTACCCAATATTGCGAATCAGAAACAAAATTTTGTTAAAAGGGATATTGTAGGTCCAAGGAATGAAAGGGAAAAACAAATAACCTTAATCTGGGAAAAGGTATTAGGGATACCAGAGGTAGGTGTATTTGATAATTTCTGGGATATAGGAGGCGACTCTATCCGATCTGTAAGGTTAATAAAAGAATTAAAGGAGGTCGGATTAACCAACATCAAATTAAAAGATTTATTCGATAAACCTACGATAGCCGAACTGCTTGAACAAGAAATAGAGAATAATAAAGTTGAGAATCTCATTTGTATGAAAAAGGTTTCTACTCCATATGCAAAACTTATATGTCTTCCATATGCAGCAGGAACCCCTGGTATGTATAGTACATTTTCTGGGGATTTTACCGGAGAAATCAACTTATATACAGTACAATATCCGGGACATGGAGATGGACGTGAGATAAAGTCCTCTGTAGAAGAAGTTGGTGCGCTATTAGCCAATGAACTGAAAGAGGCTGATAAAGAGATTCCTTTGTTTATCATGGGATATTCTTACAGTTGCTATATTGCTTATGATATCTGTAAACGATTTGAACAAGAAAATATTCCGATACAGGGTATTATAATGATTGGTGGAACTCCTCCTACATTGCGTGATGACTTAATGCAATTCTTTTCAAATGACGATAATGCCCTTTTGGATTATTCACGTGCAAAAGATCTGTTGAATGAAGAATTGATCGCAACTTTATCAGATGAAGAAAAACATGAATATTTGCATGAGTTGAGAATGAATACTGTAGCAATGGTAAATTACAAGTTTCTTGATTGTAAATTGAAAACCCCATTATGTTCCATCGTCGGTAGAGAGGATGAGCCTACAATTCGAAACAATCAACATCTATGGAATAATTACTTTCAGAAAGTTTCTTTCCACCAATTGCCAGGAGGGCATGTTCTTATTACAAAATATCATGCGGAATTAGCTAAGTTGATAATGAATTATATAGAATTGCATGTATAAATATGCTTGTATTACCCTTTTCCGATATAGCAGTAGAAATTGTGGAAGATAGTCCTTTTGCTACTTCAGATAATCTCTTTAATGAGGAAAAAATATTCATTAAAAGAGAATGGTCTGAAATACGTCTTAAAACTTATATTTTGGGACGTTGTGCCGCACATCGTGCCTTACAGACTTTACAAAAGGAAATAGTTCCCATTTTAAAAGGAAGAGATGGTGAACCAATATGGCCATTTGACATAGTTGGTTCTATATCTCATAAAGATGCAATAGCAGTTGCTGCTGTTGGAAAGAAAAAGAGGTATAAGGGTATTGGAGTAGATATTGAAGATCAAACGACGATATTATCAAAAAAGGAATATTCTCTTTTTTGTACACCCCAAGAGATAGCGTGTATAGATAAGAAAGAATTTTCTCCTATTGACATTTTTTCACGTAAAGAAGCTATTCTAAAGGCATATTATACAGCATATAGTAAATTATGCAATTGGATTGATATTGACACGATAAATGTATCTAAAGCTTCCAATGTAACTATAATATGCATGTTAAAAAAAAAATTTATTATAAACCTATGTTGTGTAGAAAAGTAAAAACAATTTTAGTCATTATGGGAATATGTTGTTTCCCTATGATATCTTGGGCACAAGTTTTTCTTTCTGGTCGAATCGTAGATAAAAAGACAAATGAACCTGTTGTAGGAGCTTCTGTATATATACGAAAAAATCAGGTTGGAGATAATGCAAATGATAATGGGTTATACAGAATAAAATTACCTCAAAACGGAACGTATCTTGTAGAGGTTTCTTTTATCGGATACAAAACAATAAAACAGTCTGTTACTGTAAATAGAAATACAACTAAAAATTTCTTTTTGGAAGAAAGTACAGAAGTGTTGAATGAGGTCGTGGTAAAAGCATCCTCACAGCAGGCAGAAATAAATCATATACGTAAAAGTCCTATGGCTGTAACGGTTGTTGATGGAGCAAAATTAAGAGGTCGTTCAACTGGAATTGAAGAAGTACTTACTCGTACTTCTGGAATCAAAGTTAGAAAATCCGGAGGTTTGGGTAGCTCTTCTAAAATGTCCATACATGGTCTGGAAGGAAAAAGAGTAGCTATTTATATAGATGGTTTTCCTTTAAATAGCCCCGATGGTTCATTTGATATAAACGACATACCTATTGATGCCATTAAATATATTGAGATATATAAAGGAATAGTTCCTGCTGAATATGGCAGTGATGGTCTGGGAGGAGCGATTAATGTTGTTACAAGAGAGGACGAGTGTGACTTGGTAGGCTTTACTCAGGAGTTTGCTTCATTTGGTACTTCCAAAACGTTAGTCAGTGTAAAAAAAATGTTTGAAAAACCAGGGATTCAAATTGGAGGAGGTTTTTTTCATAATAAATCGGATAATAATTATAAAATGACTTATCCTGTTTTTGAAACAAATTTACCTTCAAGTGCCTACCAAGAAGTAATAAGAAATAATGATTATTATAGGTCCACAATGTATAATGTAGGTTTAACATTTACAAAATTCTGGTTTGATAAGATTGAATTAGAATGTGCTTTTTATAACAATAAAAAGGGAATTCAGGCCTTAGATTTTGATTCACGTTTTTCTCATACACATGGGACAAACATTATGCCTACTTTAACTTTAGAGAAGAAGAATTTCTTATTTAAAAACCTTGAATTCAAGTCAGGTCTAGTAACTCCAATCATTCATACGCATTTGGTTGATACCGCTAGAACAAAACGGCAATGGGATGGAACCATAACAAATACAATGGGAGAAACTGATGATAATTTATTAAACTATTCAGATGACAAACAATTTGAAATCAGACATAAATTGAATTTAAAATACAAGTTAAAGCAACATACCTTTAATCTTAACAATCAATTCACATATTCAAGGTATAGACCTAAGGATGATTATACAGCAGAATATGTTGGTTTTGACCCTAGTGGTTTTCCCAGTAATATGAAGGGAAATACTTTGGGGTTAGCACATGAGTATTCTTCACGTAATAACAAACTTCAAAACTCTTTAATGTTCAGTCTATACTATTTAAATTCTGGAATATATAGAACAAGTGATAAAATTGTAGATGAATCTGAAAGTGTTAAGAAAGAACCGAAAAAAACAAAAATAAACAATTTTTACTATGGAATAAGTGAAGGAATCAGTTATGAATTTTTCAAAGGGGTGAGAGGTAAATTTTCCTTATCACATAACGTGAGGCTTCCTGATACGGAAGAATTGTTTGGAGACGGAGTGACAGTAAAGCCTTCAGTTGATTTAAATCCCGAAATAAGTAATAATATAAATTTAGGGTTAATCATGGATAAAAGTAATTTTATGGGGTTAAGTCGTTTTCAGTTAGAGACAAATTTATATTATATGTATATAACAGATATGATAAGTTTATTTCCTGCTGATATACGAATGATTTATACGAATTTGGGTAAGACTCAGATCATGGGGGGAGATTTTGATTTAAAAATAGATGTGACTCCACAGCTTTATAGTTATTTTAACTTAACCTATCAAGATATTCGGGATAAGCTAAAATGGACTACTAATGACCAAAGTGTGAAAAACCCGACTTATGATAAACAGGTACCCAATATTCCTCGTTTTTATTTTAACTATGGTTTAGAGTATCATACAGAGGGATTACTTGGGAAACATGAAATATCTAGAATCTATATAGACGCATCTTACGTTCATGATTTTGATTGGAGTTGGCAAATGAGTAACTTACCAGAACAGCGAAAGAAATGGTTAATTCCTCGTAGTCATCTTTTTACGGCAGGATTCCAGCAATCTATTTGGAAAAATAAAGTATCATTAGGGTTTGAAGTTGAAAATATATTCAACAAGGAGAGCTATATGGAATTTAAAAAGCCTTTACAAGGTCGTACTTTTAAAATTAAATTACGATTTAATTGGTTTGGTGATGAATCTTCAGGGGGAGCGATGAGTTTGTAATATTATAAATAATTATTTTAACTAAAAAAATAAAAAAATGAAAAATCAATGGTTTTTATTGTCGCTATTAGCGACCTTTTTAAGTTTTATTTCATGTAGTAAAGATGATCCGTTTCCAACAGATGAAGAAGACGATATGAGTTTTGTTCATAGTGTCACGGTGGGTGATAATGCTTATGTTAGTCTATTTAAAGATTTAAATGTAGAACAGACAAGTACACAAAATTCTTTGGTCTTTGCAAAAGAATCTTTTCTTTTTACTTATGGGGGTAACATTTATGTCTTAGAATCGATGAATGCCCGTTTATATAAGTACAGAGTCGAGAATGGTTTGCTAATTCAAGAAAAAGAAACGATGATTCTCCCTTCCGGTTCTCTTCCTGCATTCCTTACATTTGATTCAGAAGAAAAAGCTTATATATCATGCGTAGGATTGGGAAAATTGTATATAATAAATCCTACGACAATGCAAAAAACAGGTGAAATAGATTTATCTGAATATGCAATTGGGAAAGAAAGTGGTGATAAAAATCCTGAACCTGGTGCTTCGGTTATTAGAGATGGTATTTTATATGTAGGATTAGCTCAAGATAAGTCCCAGTTTAACCCTAATACTGGAGCTTATGTACTTTTGATTGATACAAAGACAGACAAGCCTATTAAAATGATATCTGATAATAGAGCTACAATGGCAACCGCTTATGAGTATTCAGGTGATCCTTTCATTGATGAAAAAGGCGATCTTTATATTTATTGTGTAGGAGGCTTCGGATATTTTGCAAACTGTACAGAAGGTTTCTTGCGTATAAAGAAAGGAGAAACAGACTTTGATCAGTCATACTATTTCCCAATAGAAACAATTAGTATACCGGACATAAAGGGTAATAAAGCAAATTATATTTATAGCAAAACATATACAGGAAATGGTAAGCTATATGGATATTTCAATGTTCCGGGATATGTTAGTAATCCACCTGATTATGTAAATGACAAATCAATGCAAACATTTGAAATAGATGTTTATAATAAAACTGTCAAAAAAATGAACTTTGACGGAACTACGGGTTGGTCATGTAGTCAATGTAAAGCAGGAGACTATATGGTGTTCGGGATGGCTTCTACTCAAGGAACAGGTTATTATCTTTACAACTATAAAGAAGATAAGTATGAACCTTTAAAGATAAAAACAGAAGGTAATCCCTTCAAAATTCAATATTTAAAATAAATAAAGACTGCCGGAAGCTAAAAGATTCCGGCAGCTTTTTAATTTTTATGGAATGAACAATCGTAATTATGACTGTATAATCATTATAAGTGTAATCTCAGGTTTATTTATCACAACCTGCGACTATCTAGTACAGATGAAAACTGTTGAAACAGATTATTTTGTTTCAAGACTACTTTCTTTAGAAGAAACTATTTTAAATTTATCATCTTTTGGATGTATTTTTACTTTTCCTTTTTGGATATTAGGGACATACTTCATATACACAACAATGTGTAAAGTTAATAAAAAGCTTGCGCTTATTAATACATTCTGTATATCTTATTCTTTATTGATGTTGGGGTTTTATCATTACAGCTATGCCATAATATATAGTATTGGTACATCAAAAATGATAATGCAAACAAATATAGATTGGCAATTATTAACAGGATCTAATATACCTTTTTTCCCCTTTATGTTTATTCTACTTCCAGTGACCTGGCTGATTGTTGGATTTAGTAACTTTTCATCCAAAGCTATAGTTCCTCGATGGTCTATAGTTGTGAACCCTGTTATACTAACAATTATTTTATCTATTGTCACTTGGATAATTCCCAAGACCGAATGCTTACTACCAGGCATTTTTAGTTTGGGGATCACTCTGTATTATATAATTTGTTGGATAAGCTTAAAAAAAGATAGAAATTTATGTCTAAAAAGAAAGTTTTAGTAATTGGTGGCACAGGGATTGCGGGACAATTTATTACAGATTACTTGCTACATTATCATGATATTTGTGAATTATTTATAGCATCAAGAGGTATTCATAAGATATCAGAGAAGAAAGTAAAGTTCATAAAAATGGACATACATGATACCCAAAATATAGAATCTGTTATTAAACAATTTGATATTATAATTTTGGCACTTGGTCCTTTTTCATGTGTAGGAACAGATATTTATACAATTTGTTTAAGAAATCACGTAATATGTGTTGATATTAATGATGACTATGGACATAGTGGACGTGTACTAGAAATAAAAAATGAGAACATAACAAATTTTCGGGGAACAATTTTTACAGGAATGGGATTATGTCCAGGGTTGACAACTTTCATGCTAGAATATGCTGCAGAACAATTAAAAAAAACTGTTTTAGAAGCCGAATTGAGAATCTATTTTGGAGCAGGTGTTGTTTCTGGAACAGCTTCAATAATCAATATGTTTGAGGGTTTTAAAGATGACCTGATGCTCCTTTCAGAAAGGGAAATCCGAAGAATAAAACCAACTAAATATCATTCAGATAGAACTTTTACTTTTGATCGTTTTCATTCCAATATGCCATTAATATTCTTTTCTAGTCCTGAAATAAGGACTATACAACGAGCTAGTCGATTTGAAGAACTACAAAATTTTGATTGTGCTTTTCATCTGCAAAATCTTCCTATGGGCATAGTTCCCTTACTAAGAAAGAGCTCTTTTATTAGAAAATTGATTTGTAAAATGGTCAATAAACAACAGGGGCAATTGGAGAAAAATGAGAAAAACGAGAAATCTGTGATAGTATGTACTTATGTAAGAAATCAAAATTCTATTGTAAAATGTTTATTGCACTCAGATTCCTCATTTAGATTAACAGGAGTATTTTGTGCGGTAATTGTGCTCTCGATAATAAAAGGATGTATACCAATTATGCCTGGCATCTTTACTTTTGAAGACATAAATATCAATCTGCACATGTTAAACGAAATATTAAAAAACAACAACATAAATATATCTATAGAGGAATAGTATTATGGTTTATAATAAATATATAGGAATAATAGGTGGAACTGGAACAATTGGTTCTATTATAGTTAAATATTTATTACAACTACAAACTCACTTCCATGTTTTAATTGGTGGTAGGAGATCCATAAAAGAAATATCTATGTCTACATTTTATAATAGTGAGCGACTTAAGTATAACCAAATGAACTATAACAATGATGTAGAATTGGATAATTTTTGTTCTCAATGTTTGTTGGTTATTAATGCTGTTGGACCTTCATTTAAAATAAATGACAAGATTGCCTTACATGCATTAAGAAATAATTGCCACTACATCGATATAGGAGGATATGGCATTTTGCGTGATTTATTAAAACCATATGAAAAAAGCATTGAAGCTCAGAAACTTTGCTTTATTATAGGTGTTGGTTGGATGCCTGGTATTTCAGGCGTATTTTCTAAAACTATTATAGAGACTCATTTAAACAGCCCAGAAAATACTAATTTTAATATCTATTATGGTGCTGTTGATAATTGGTCATATAGTTCAACTTATGATCTGGCAGCATCATCTATGGGAAAAACACGTTCCTATGTTTATTCTCATGGAAAGGAAATACAGGTGTCTCCTTTTCGATATACACATCACAAATTTTTTCCTTTCATTGGACATAAAAAAATATGTATGCCATCATTTGACGAACAATTAACTCAATTGGCTACTTCTTTAAAACAAATAAGAAAGATATCAACATTCATTATGCTAAATGACTATATCTCAATGGGGAAGTTTATGTTTATAAAGATCTTTTATAAACATAATTTAAATAAAGCAACACTTATGTTGCAAGATGATTATCAACGTCTCGTTAAGAAAGAGAATAAGTGGGGAAGTGTAATTTGTCAAGTTTCTAAAATAGAGCCAGAAAGAAAGATAGATACCTTTTACTATTTATATACAAAAAATAATTTATTATATACTGCATTACCTGCTGTTATTACTACTCAATACATTTTAGAAGGTAAAACAAAAATAGGATTAAATTGTCTTTGTGACTCTTTGAATTGCCAATCTTTTATGTCGGATTTAGACTTTTACGGAATAAAATATTCATATTATGAACATAAAAATTAAAAAGAAAATTCTTGTGTGTATGTTGTGGTTATGTGCCATAGCATGTTTCACTGGTTTTCCCTGGATATTTTTCTCATGGGATGTAATTCACTCTTACATGGGAATCCATGATATACCATCAGACTTGACAATTGTCTTGTTTCGAGAAGAATGTTTGTTCTTCGGTTTTTTCTGTATTTATTTTCTCTTTCTTAGAAATATCGAAAAATATAAAGGACTTATTAGCTTCTGTTCTTTCTTAGTCGCATTTATGGGTGGTTTTATGTACTTGCTAAAACTTCAAACAGGGATTGTACATATATCATCAGATTATGAACCTTTTATTTGGCTTATAATTGGAAGTTTCATATTTTATTTAAATCATAGTATTAATGGTATAGCACCAAAGAAACAAAAACTTCCCGTTTTAAGTTGTTTATTCCAAGTGCAGGCAGGAGTATTGCTATTGAACATTGTAAATATTTTAGTCCCCGAACAGACTTGGGAAATAATGTTCAATATTTCTTATTCTACAGTTTCACCTTATGATAAATATACATTTGGAATGATAAGTGGTTTTACTGCTTTCTCTTCTATTATTATATATTATATCAGTAATAGGATTCTTTTTTTTATGAATTTATCTAAAGCGATTCTCATTTTCTCTTTTCTTTATTTCTTAGGTTTCTTTGTGTGGGGAAACTTTAGTGAGTTGTATAAACCTCTATTTATTTTATATGTAGTATTAGTTGAGATTTTAAATATTGTAGGAATTAATTATATATTTAAAAGGAGGATATATGAGAAATAAAGAAGGGCTAGTCGATGATTTGATAACATCAATTCCAGGAGAATGGAAATTTGATGAACAAGTATCACAACATTTCGACACTCATGTAAGAAAAAGTGTCCCATTGTACGAGGAAGTACAAAAGGCTGTTATCGAAATAAGTGAATGGTTTATTAGAGACAATAGTGTTGTATATGATTTAGGTTCCTCTACAGGAGAAACCATTTCTCTTTTATTACAAAAGCATTCAAGAAAAAAGAATGTGAGATTCATCGGAGTCGAAGAAAGTTTACCAATGATAGAGATTGCAAGAAAAAAATGTAGTAGCGAATTAGTTCAATTTCTACAACAACATATAGAGGAAATAAATGAATTTGCTAATATAGATTTAGTTTTATCATTGTATACGTTACAGTTTTTACCTTTATGGAAAAGAAAAAAAGTCTTACAACGGATATATAATGGATTAGTAGAAGGTGGAGCTTTTATATTTGTAGAGAAAATAAGGGCGGAAAATTCACTGTTTGAGGATATATGGAATGACTTGTATTGGGATTTTAAGCAAGAAAATGGTTTGAATGAACAACAAGTTATAAAAAAGGCTCAAAGTTTGAGAGGCGTTTTGATTCCATTGAGTCTTACAGAGAATTTGAGTCTACTATCTGATGTCGGTTTTCAATGTATGGATACTTTCATTAAATGGCACAATTTTGCAGGAATTATAGCTGTAAAAATGCCTTCGAAAAATGATATAGAAGAAAATACTTATTTAAATACAGATAAAAATAATAAAATACAGCAATGAATACAAAGTTGATAATTCACATAGTAATTAGTTTGATCTCATTAAGTGGATTAATTGTTTATTATTACGCATTTCTACTAGGTTACAAAAAACATAATTCTCAATTAAAAAAACAATCAAAGCTTCCGGAAAAGTTATATTTTATGAGCACTTATCCAGCACTCATATGGTATGTATTACCCTTTATAGAGCAACCAAGGATGCATGGAATATATGACTGGTTAAATGGCGAATTTGTTTTTTTTAATGTTTTGTATATTCCAGTTTCTTTTCTGTTGTTTGTATATTTCTTTGGCATTTGGGGTAAAAAGTCTGTTTCTCAAAATATTGAAGCTACTAAAAGTGCATTTTATGCCCCAAGTAAATTGTTAACAGAAGGAATATATGCAAGAGTTCAACATCCAATGATCATAGGGGATATATTAGGACATTTTTCTTTGGTGTTATTAACAGGTGGAATCTACACTTGCATTTTATTCCCTATATATGTATTTATAGATCTCTTTATGATAAAAATACAGGTTAAGTATTCTTTAGAACCATATTATAAATCAGAACTTATAGTTTATAGAAAGAAAACCCCTGTTCTCCTTGATCAAAAACTATTATTTATAGTTTTATTTATGGCATTGTTGGTTATTTGTAATTTTTTAAATTATACAAAAATAATATGATTTATTTTAGCTGGGCCACCCAAATTATTTTGGCCATAATTTCATTTCTTTGGTTGATTCCTTATTATATAGCATTTAAGGTTGGGAATCGTAAATATATGTCTAAAACACTAGATTTATCTTGCAATAATAGATATACATTAATGTATTATTCGGGCTTTTTTATATCTATTCTTTGGTATATTATGCCCTTCTTAAATCAACCTCGCTTCAAACTAAACATTTTTTCTTTGTTTGACATAAAAGTAATACTGTTGGAAAATGTTCTTTACAATATTATCCTTATTGCATTAATTGGATATTTTATGTCTGTTTGGGGTACTAAAGTGGTAAATTGTAATCTGCAAGCAACCAAAGATGGGTTTTTGCATCCTTCAAAGTTAATAACGGAAGGTCCCTATAAAAAAGTGAGAAATCCGATGATAATGGGAGATCTATTTTGTCATTTAAGTTTTATTCTTCTGCTTGGAGCCATACATACATTATGTTTATATATAATTTATATATGTATTAATCTTGTAATTGTATATATAGAAAATAAATATTCATTATGTATACATTTCAAGAAAGAATATGAAGAATATGCTAAAAAAACTCCAGCTTATATGAATCAGGAATTATGGCTGTTTGCTATTTTTTACTTGGTAATTATTGTGACAAATATTTGTCTAACTACGACAATATATATTTAAATAAATAATGAAGAAAAAAGAAGGATTATCTAGGTTACTGGAAATTGCGGGAGAAAAAAAAAGTTTATTGCTTTTCTCCGGGTTATTTTCCGCTATAAGTGCATTATGTATACTTATACCATTTTGGTCTATATATGAAATATTAAAGGAATTGCTTGTTCATGCTTCTGATTTATCTACGATAGATTCTGAGCTAATGATCAGTTGGGGGTGGCTTGCTTTTATTGCTTTGATTGTGGGTGTACTATTTTTGTATGCGGGATTAATGTTATCTCACATAGCCGCCTTTCGTATTTTATATGGGTTAAAAATAAAACTTTCAGAGCATATAGGTCAGTTGTCTTTGGGATATTTAAATTCGACATCTATCGGTTGTATAAAGAAAATCATGGAACAAAATGTCGAAAAAATAGAGCATTTTATAGCTCACACTATTCCCGATTTGGTGAATGTGTTTGCAACCATAACTTTTATGTTTATTATCTTTTTTTCTTTAAATGGTTGGATGGCATTCACCGCTCTATTATGCATACTTTTAAGTATAGGAATGCAATTTTCTAATTTTGTAGGGAAAAGAGCTACTGCACTTACGAAAATCTATTTTGATGTCCAAGAACGCATGAGTGCTTCAGCTGTTCAATATGTGAGAGGTATGCCAATTATAAAGATATTTGGACAAAGTATACGTTCTTTTCGGCAGTTCAATGCCGAAATCGAAGCGTATAAAACATTTGCTTTAAAATGCTGTAATAACTATCAAAATGGTATAATTGCATTTATTATTCTGTTGAATTCAATAGTCACGTTTATTCTTCCTGTAGGAATATTAATAATGACCTCTGATCCTAAAAACATCTCATTAGCTGCAATTTATCTTTTTTTCATCGTGATGGGGCCCGGAGTAGCTTCCCCTGTATATAAACTCGCATTTTTAGCTTCAGGAACTGTAGAAATTAATGAAGGAGTAAAACGTATAGACAAAATATTTGAGGAAAAAAAACTATGTGAACCAGTTGTTCCTCAAATACCTCAGACGTATGATATTGAATTCAGAAATGTAAGTTTTGCTTACGAAGATAGAGAAAATATGACAAAGACAGAAGCGCTGAAGGATATCTCTTTTATCGCTCGACAAGGTGAAGTAACAGCTCTGGTTGGACCTTCTGGGTCAGGGAAGTCAACAATAGCCAATCTCATTCCTCGCTTTTGGGATGTTTCCTCTGGAGAGATTTTAATAGGGGGAATAAACATAAAAAATATTTCCTCACCCCAATTATTGGAGATCGTGTCTTTTGTATTCCAAGATACGTTTCTTTTCAATGATACCATATATGCCAATATTACAGCAGGAAATACTCAAGCTAGTTTATCGGATGTTATACAAGCTGCTCAAGCTGCCCAATGTGATGATTTTATTCGAAGTCTTCCTAAAGGATATGATACGATTGTCGGAGAGAGAGGCGTTTTTCTTTCTGGAGGAGAGGCACAACGAATTTGTATAGCTAGGGCTATTTTACGAAATTCTCCTATTTTAGTATTAGATGAAGCAACAGCTTTTGCTGACCCAGAAAATGAATATAAAATACAACAGGCCTTACAAAAGTTAATAAAAGGTAAAACTGTTATTATCATAGCTCATAGATTGTCTTCTATCACCTCTGCTCATCAAATTCTTGTTTTTAAGGAAGGATGTTTAGTTCAAAAAGGAAGACATGACGAACTTCATGTTACTACAGGCATATATAAAAATATGTGGAATGCTTATATAAATGCACATAACTGGAAGTTAAATCTAAAAAAATGAAATAATATGATTACAAAGGCTATAAAACATATTACTATAGGACAAACCAAACGTTTATACAAGCCTGTGGGGTATACAATGCTTGCAAACTTTATAAATATAGTTCCCTTTTGTCTTTCAATAGAAGTTATAAATACCCTTTTTAAAGCTTTTGATGGAACTGGAACTCCTCTAAACATATCTAAATTATGGGGGCTGATTGTGATAATGTTTGTATACATAATTTTTATGATTTTTGGAGAAAAGAAATCCTATAATGCAAATTTCCGGGAAGCATACAATATTAGTGCAGAAGGTCGTATTGCTTTAGCCGAACATTTACGCAAGTTGTCATTAGGTTTTCTTTATAAAAAAGATTCTGGAGAATTATCTTCCATGTTAATAACTGATTTTGCTATGACAGAACAAGGGATGTCGCACCATCTTCCTCAATTGCTTGGTGCACTGGTCATGCCTATTTTTGCTTTTTTAGGTTTATTGTTCGTAGATTGGCAGATGTCTATTGCTATGTTTTTATCCCTTCCTATTTCTTTTTTAATACTTATTTTCACTTCTAGTATTCAAAAGAAACTAGGGCAAACTCAAATTCTGGCTAAAATACGTGCCAGTAGCAGAATGGAAGAATATTTACAAGGTATACGTGTTATCAAAGCATATAATATGACTGGAATAAAGTTCATCCGTTTACAGGAAGCATTTAATGATCTCAAACGTGCGAATATCAAAACAGAAGCTCTGATTGGACCTATTGTCATGTTGTCTGTAACCCTTCTTCGTATGGGACTTACTTTGATGATATTATGTGGTACATACCTTTTAATTGGAGGAAAACTTTCTGTTGCTATTTTTGTGATGTTCCTTATCGTTGGCTCCAGAGTTTTTGACCCACTAACATTAGCACTAATCAATCTTGCAGAATTCCGTTATTATTCTATTGCAGGTGAACGTATTTTGAATTTACTAAATGAACCAGAAATGTCAGGAACACAAGATGCTCCGGAACAAGGAGATATTATATTTAGAAATGTATCTTTTGGGTATAATGATAAATATATCCTACATGATATAAGTGTTACAATGAAACAAGGTTCTTTAACTGCTATAGTTGGGCCTTCTGGAAGTGGAAAAAGTACATTGATGAAACTTTGCGCTCGGTTTTATGATCCTGATAAAGGTGTAATATTATTAGGTAACAAAAATATACGAGAGATTGATCCTGAGAAACTTATGCAACGCATTTCAATGGTATTTCAGGACGTATATTTATTTCAGGATACCATAAAGAATAATATTCGATTTGGTAAAGAGAATGCTACAGATAATGAGATAATAGAGGCGGCTAAAAAAGCTCAATGTCATGATTTTATAATACATTTACCTCAAGGATATGATACAATGATAGGTGAAGGTGGATGTACCTTATCTGGAGGAGAAAAACAGAGAATCTCAATTGCACGTGCTATATTAAAAGATGCTCCTGTAATTTTATTAGATGAAGCAACAGCTTCTTTAGATCCAGAAAATGAAGTGGAAATACAGTATGCAATCAATTCTTTAATACAAGGTAGAACTGTTATAGTTATAGCGCATAAACTAAAAACAATAAGTGATGCTGATAAAATTATTGTTTTAGATGGTGGAAATATTATAGAACAAGGGACACATGAACAATTATTAAAAGATGAGGGATTATATGCTCATTTATGGGATATTCAAGAAAAATCCTGTAATTGGAAAGTAAATGTATAGAGATGGCATAAGGAAAATCAAAGCCGACTCCGGAGCTTTTTGGGGGGAGGCGGTTTGGCGGCGTTTCCGCCGTTAAACCGTCCTGTTTTCGTTTAACGAAAAGACAACTTGCTGTTTGCAGGAGCAGACCACGTTTATCCAATAATTATTGTGTATCAGCCCATTGTATGGCTATTCTCCTGTGATTTTCGGGGCATTTCCATCAAATATTTGCCGACAGCTCTCCCCATTAAAGGGTGGATATCTCTCCATAATTATGTGACTTACGCTCATAATTCAGGAATAAGGAGACGAATATACGGGAAATCTGTCCTTTATATACCCTATTGTCCATTAATGGATTGTTACTTTCACACATCTACAAATGGAGAGTGGCAGTGAGTCGTATATGCTTCATGGTTTTTCTGCATTATCTCCATTAATGCGTACATTTGTTTATATTCAAATGAGAGCATTTGCTACAACGTACAAATAAATTATATCATTGTTGCTTTTTTGTTATCCATTCTAATAAAGTAAGAATTAATTCGCTTATTTATAATGTGATAATGTGTTTAGTAGGTTAGTCACCCACCAGCCGGTTGAACCAGGGCGACTGTATCTGTTCGTTGATTTTATCGTCGGGCTTCCCGTCCACCCGGAATTCCATGTTGGAGCACAGCACGGCATTCTTTCGCTTTTCGAGCACACAGGAAAGGTGGGTATCCATCAGAATGTCCTCGTAGAGGTCATAAAGTTTGTAACGTCGCGAGAAATCGACATTCTCGGCCACCCTTACGGCTGCCATGTAGTCGGAAATGTCCAGCCCGAAGCGTTTGGGCTGTGTGAGCACAATCACATTCGGTCTCTTTTGTCCCGGCAACGTGAAGTTTCCCCCTACGGTGATGATGCCGGCTTTGTTGTTTTTTCTGTTTTTCTTTTTCATGATGCTTGCTTTTTACCAGTGGTTCGTTCGTTTGCGGTTGCTTTGAATGCGGAAATCCGACCTGCCCGCCCTTTGTTCCTCGGGCAGCAGCGGAGCCCCTTCGATTGAAATGTCCTCGTCGGCCACCGCCTTCATCCATTCCACCGCCCGTTCGTAACGATCCTTGCGTACCTGGGAAAGTTTCTGCGGGTTGTGGATGCAGAAGATGTGATAGACCGCCATGTCGATGACCATCATCAGCACGAGCTGGTTACGGTTCTCGCCGGTGGCTGCAAAAATCTTGTTGCAGTCGTAGCGTTTGCCCAGATAACACCGCATTTCGGCAATGGCCCTGTCCTCGCAAACCTCAATGACCGTTTCGTCTTCGCGAACCAGTGCGTCGAGGATGTCTCGGTGGATGCTCGCATCGTAATCGGTAAGTTCAACAAATTTGCTCATAGTCCTATTGTTTTAGAGTTGTCATAATCTTTTCTTATTCCGTTTTCTTACATCCTTCCGTGATCGGAATACGGGCGGTTCAATGCGCCTGATCAGTTCGTCAATGATACGGTTCGCCCCTTCGACCGCATCCGGTCCGTCGGCCGGATAGCGCATGGTCAGGGTGAACAACTTGAATTGATCCTCCAGTTCCTTCATGTGCGGATTGTCCCGTTCAGCCTCGTTGAGGATGAGGTTCCCCTCGCGGTTGAGCGGTTCAAGGTTGGCCTCGATGCGCGTAGCCTTGTCCGTCTTCTTCTCCTCGTCGCCCCGGATGAACAGCGCAATCTTCTGTTCGCGGCGTACTTTTGCCACCAGCGGTTTGAACACCTGTTGGAAGAAAGGGTCCTGCAGCTTGTTGTTCTCCATGTAGCAATAGACATTGGTCTTGCCCCCGACAAATTCAAGCATCCGGACATACCAGTCAATGAACTCCGCATTGAGCACCTGTGCCAGGAAAGTCTTGATGACGTAAAGCCTGCCACCCAATTTGCCACAGAGCGAAACCGTCTTGAAGGATTTGCCTTTCTTACCCTTGCTTTCGCCCGGTGCCGGGTCGCCATACACCACGAGGAACTTGAATTTGGAGAGTGCCGGAACCTTGCCGTATGCAATGTTTTCGAATACCTCTCCCACGGAAATCGGGTTGTTGAAATATTCTCCCTGTGCCGCCTTTTTGGATATTTTGGACAGTGTGCGGTCGATGTCCTCTTCCGAGTTCTTTTCCGGCCATGTGGAAAAACCGTTTTTGTCGCGGATGTTCACGATGTCCCAGGAGTCGGCCATTTCGCCCGCCCTCACCACGCAGCAGTCCTTGGCGATGATGTTTCCGCAGAAGATGACCAGTGTAGGTTCGGAAATGGACCTTGTGGGATACAGCGCATTTTCCCACCAGTCCCAGCGCTTCTGGATGATGTCCGGGTTCTTGGTATCCTCGTCCGTATCAAAGTCATCGACCAGCAGTACGTCGGGACGTATGGCCTCGTTTCGCGAACCACGCGGAGATTGTCCGGCACCCAGTGCGCGGAAAGAGACCTTCCCTTTGGTGGTGAATTCATCCTCGGTCCATGAGCCCGGCAGTTCCTGTTTGCCGTAGTATGCCATGATGCGTCCGTTGGCTTCGAGATTGGCCCGGTAGGGATCGAGCAGGCGCACCGCATTGTCCTTGCTGTTGGAGGTCAGAATCACATTCTTTTTGCGTCCGGTAAGCGTGAGATTCATGACGATGAACATGGTGACGGTGGATTTGGCCAGCTCACGGCTCCAAGAAAGCACCTCAAACCATTCATCGTGTGCAATGATCCGCCGGATAGCCTTTTTCTGGAAGTCGGCAAATTCATATTTGACATAATTCGGAAAAAAGAACTTGATCCATTCTATGGGATGTTTCTCAAGATATTCCCGGTGTTTTTCCCGTTCGGCTGCCGTCATGTTCCTATCGACCGGTGTAGCCCTTGCGATGTCTTCTTTGTACTTCTCCCAATCGAGGAGAGCGAGTCTGTCAGTCTGTTTCATTGTCTATCCCTTTATAATTTGTCTTTAATGTACGCATCGGCCAGGCGTGTAATTTCCTTTGCCTTTTCGAGGTCGGCCGCCCGTACCCAGTCGATGAGCCCGGTGAGGACACTGATGATGTCGGCAATGCCCACTTCCTGCTCCATGTTGCGTATGGCCGCCGACAGTTTCCCGAGGATGTCAGCCTCCTTGGATGAGGGGAACCGTTCCCCTTCGGGCCGTTCGGCGATGGCCTTGTTTATTTCGGCCACCTGCCGGTAGAGGTTAGCCACCTGTTCCTGCCTTGTGAGCGTAAGCCCCACCTTCTGTTCCTCCCACTTCCCGGCCCGTACCCAGTTGGACACGGACACCCGTGACACGCCCACCCGGTCGGCGATTTCCTGCTGTGTGAGGTTTTCCTTGAGGTACAAAGTTTTTGCCCATTCCTTTTTCTGGGCATTCGTCAAATCTGCCATAAATCGTCCTTTTTAGTTGTAAATCACGTTACAAAATTGCATGAAAAAGCGGGGTTTGTAAAAGCGCGTACGCATGATGACGGGTTACAGCGTTATGATAACGCCAGAAAACGTTATGATGCGGACGCGGTTTCTTGGTGCCATGGGAATGTTCTATTTTCGCACCATCGAAAGGCGGGGAAACCGCTGGTAAAGACATGACGATGAGCAGATTTTTCAATATTACAACGAGTGACGACGGCACCAGTACGATATTCCTGTACGGGGACATCGGAGACTATACGGAGGTGCAAAGCGGGCGCATAGCCCAGGAACTGATGGAAGCCGAACGCGTGAGCCGACGCATCCATGTGCGTATCAACAGCAACGGCGGGGAAGTGTACAGCGGCATTGCGATATTCAACGCCCTGCGCCATAGCCAGGCCGACATCCGCATTTATGTGGATGGCATAGCCGCCAGCATGGCCAGTGTGATAGCCCTTTGCGGCAAGCCCGTAGAAATGAGCAAATATGCCCGTCTGATGCTGCACAGTGTGAGCGGCGGGTGTTACGGCAACAAGCAGGACCTGCAGCGTTGCATGGAAGAGATAGAAAGCCTGGAAGGCAGCTTGAGTGAAATCTATGCCGAGCGGCTGGGCATGAGCAAGGAAGAAGTGAAACAGACCTATTTTGACGGCGAGGACCATTGGCTGACCGCCAAGGAAGCCCTGGACCTTGGTTTCATAGACGACATCTATGATGCAGACCCCGTGCCGGCAGACAGTACACCGGCGCAGATATATACTTTATTCAATAACCGGCTCGTTGAGCCACAAAAAAACAGAGAAGACATGAATCTGGAAGACGTAAAGAAACGCCCGCGCTTCAAGGACTGCGCGAGTGATGCGGATGTGTTCCGCCTGATGGACCAACTGGAGGAAGAGGCAGGCAAGGTACCTATCCTTACGAAAGAGAACACCGACCTGAAGGCCAAGGTGAAGACCTACGAAGACAAGGCTGAAGCCGAAGACCTTGCCGCCCGCAAGCAGCTGCTTGACGCAGCCGAGCAGGACGGTCGCATTGATGCGACTACCCGCCCCATCTACGAAAACCTTTTGGCCAATGACCGCGAGAACGGCGAAAAGGCCCTGGCCCAACTGCCGGTAAAGCGCCGTGTGATGGAAGACCTGCATCTGGAACCGAATGGTGAAGAAAGCCCCTGGAACAGGCGTATGCGAGAAATTAAGGACAAACGTAAAAAGTGATTGAACTATGGCAATAATTGTAAGAAACACGAATTACAGCGGCGAGGTACTGGAACAGTTGCTGACGCTTGCCGCTACGAGCAATGAGATTGTGGAAAAGGGGCTGATCATGGTGATTCCCGGTGTGGAGAAGAAAATCAGCCTGCCGCGCCTGAAGACCGGCAAGATGCTCCAGAAGCACAAGGAGAACCCCGGCGTGGAGGATTCGAAGGGCAACTTCAACTACGACGAAAAGAGTCTTGACCCGGTGGACTTCATGGCCTTTACGGTGTTTAACCCCCGCACGTTCGAGAACATCTGGCGCAAATGGCAGCCGAAGGGCAACCTGGTATTCTCGGAACTTCCGCCCGAAGCGCAGAACGCCCTGCTTGCCGAGTTGGCCAAGCGGGTACAGTTTGAACTGGGTGACCACTATGTGAACGGTGAATATGGGGATGATGACGACCACTTGTTTAACGGCATCCTGACCCAGATGGCCAAGGATACTGAGGTGATTGTGGTGGACAGCGCAGAATCGACCATGCTGGGCAGACTGAAAGCCATGCGTGCGAAGATTCCCGTGGCCATCCGCAACAACCCGGACCTCCGCATTCTGATGAGCGTGAACGACTTTGACAAGTATGATGACGAGCTGACCCAGCGCGAGTCCAAGAACACGAGCGAAACCGATGTGAATGCCCGTCGCTACAAGGGCATTACCATTGAGACGCTTGCGGCCTGGCCCGATGATCTGATTGTGTGCACCCTCTGTTCGCCCGATGCCGGCGGCAACCTGTTTGCGGCTGTGAACCTGCAGGACGATGAAGACGTGATTCAGATTGACAAGATCTCGAACGCGAGCGAACTGTACTTCTTCAAGATGCTGATGAAGGCTGACACGAACATTGCCTTCGGTGAAGAAGTGGTGGTGCTGGACAAGCGAAGCAACCCCGTGTTCAAGGCGAGCGAGAAGAAGATTTCAGTTGACCCTGCCAGTGTGACCCTTGAGGCAACCGGTGGCAGTGAAGAAGTGACCGTGACCGCCAGCGGAGAATATGAGATAGGCAGTGCCCCTGCCGGCTTCAAGGTGGAAGCGACGGATAAAGGCGTGAAGATTTCGGCCGGTGCAAACAGTGGCAGTCAGAAAACCGGTACACTGACCCTTACGCTCAATGCCGACCGCAGCAAGACGGCCAAGATTACCATTACCCAAAACCAGAAAGAATAAGATGGTATGGCAAAATTGAAGTATCTGGTAATTCACTGTACGGCAACCCCGGAGGGGCGTGAGGTATCATCGGCGGACATCCGGAAGTGGCACACTTCGCCCGTAAGCCAGGGTGGCAGAGGTTGGAAACAGGTGGGCTACACCGACCTGTTCCACCTGCAGGGCGGTGTGGAACGCTTGGTGAACAACAACGAGGATGCGCAGGTGGATCCCTGGGAAGTGACCAACGGAGCCAAGGGGTACAACAGCGTGAGCCGCCACATTGTGTATGCCGGCGGTGTGGCCAAGGACGGCAAGACCCCGAAGGACACCCGCACCGGCTGCCAGAAAAAGGCACTGGAGAAGTATGTGAAGGACTTCCATCGCAGATTCCCGGATGTGCGCATTGTGGGACACAACGAGCTGGCGGCCAAAGCCTGCCCCAGTTTCGATGTACAGAAATGGCTGAAAGAAATAGGTATTAACCAATAATAAAAGAAGCAATCAATGAAACGAATTATGCTGTTTATGATGCTGATGCTGGGAACAGTATCGGCTGTGATGGCCCAAGGGGCCGATGTTCCGGCAACGGACTATGACGCAATGATTGGCACCTTTGCCGGTTTCGTCGGCGGTGTGGTGGTGCTTACTGAAGGGTTGAAAGGTTTGTTCCCCAACATGAAAGGCTGGGTGACGCAGCTGGTGAGCTGGTGTGTGGGCTTGGTGTGCGCGATGCTACTGTGGTGGCTTGATGCCGGATTTGTGAGTGATGTGAGCTGGGACATTGCCTTGCTCTATGGTTTTGGTGCCTCACTTGTAGCCAATGGGGTAGCCGACACGGGACTGGTGCAATGGGTTATCGGACTATTCCGAAAGAAACGCGAGGAAGCAGAATAAAAGGTTGACTGACTAAAAAACGGGTGGTATGGACTTTAGCGAGATCATGAACATTATTCTTAGCGGCGGCCTTGTGGGCACTGCAGCAGCCATCGGTTCCCTGCGTGCTACGGTGAGGAAAGCGAAAGCGGAAGCGATGAAAGCCGAAGCCGACGCAGAGGGTGTGCGTGTGGATAACGCAGAACATGCCACCCGCGTTTTGGTGAGCAATATTGTGGTACCCTTAAAAGAAGAACTGAATGCAACAAGAAAAGACCTGCAGGCCAACAAGCGCGAAATGGCGCGACTGCGCAAGGCCATTGACACTGCCAACAGTTGCCGCCATCATGATGACTGTCCTGTGCTTGGCGGGCTGCGCAAGCAGCAGGAAGAGCACGACGGTGGAGAAGATACAGACGGAATCGGCAAGCACCGACAGCGCGAGCGGAAGCCGACGGGCGGGACTGGTGATGGCGGGTATACCGGCGAGTTCGGTGAAGCTGTCTATACCTGCG